TTGATTTGTTTACCTTAACACCCATGATATGCCCTAGTTTTACTTTCTTACCTGCTACTGTCTTGTCGATTGCTTGTTTCTTCTGAACTACTAAGCGAAGTGAAGCGTAATGTTCCCAAGCTTTACCGCCCGGTACCTTTGTTGTAGCGAACATTGGATTTCCACCGATATCGTCACGAACTTGGTTGATTGCTAGGAATAAAGACTTCGTTGCGGCAATCGGTTGAGCTAGCTTGCCAATTAGTTGAGTAATAGCGTTCGCTTGTGCCCCTACTGTCTTCTCTCCAAAGTCTTTGTTGAATTGTGCTTCTGATAATGTTTGTCCTACAGAGTCCCAAATGAATACTAGAGGTACACCAGGATATTTATCCGGGAACGTTTCTAATACTGTTTCAATCGTTTTACCGACTGATTCTACTGTAAGAGCTTCACCTTTATCTAAGTTAGGTTGCTTAACTAAGATTTTACGAGTATCGATTTTTAAGTCTGCTAAACGGTCACGATCAGCTGTCCCCTCTACGTCGATTAGGACTACGATACACCCTAGTTCGATCGCAACACGAGCAGCATGTTGAGTAAGTACTGATTTACCTGCAGAGTTCTTACCTGCGATCTCTACCATTCGACCAAACGGGAATCCACCACCGATGGCATAGTCCAATTCAGGGAAGAAAGTAGGTAATCGATCCAGGATTGCAGAGAATGTTGCATCGTGTAGTAGGGTTAAACCTACATCGTCACCCATTGTACTGAAATCGATTTCTACAGGTTTGTTTGTTTTCTTCTTAGCCATATGTTATTTTTCCTCCAATATTATGTAGATTATAAGTTTATCAAAGAGCTAGCCTAGCTTATATGATATAAACTAGGCCGTAAGTATGTTTGTGGATCAGTCAAGCTTTAATAGGTTGTTTAACTGTGAATCAATGTCCGGTAAACCTTGGCTGTTTGTTGGTGCTTCTTGTGCTGGCATTACAGGTGCTGCTGGGGCACTCGGTGGTGCAACCGGAGCCGCAGGTGCTACAGGTGCAGCTGGTGGTGTGTTCGGTACGTTTGGAACACCGAAGTCCGGTACGTTATCCATCTGTAAGTCTGTTCCTGCTCCCATTGGCGCACTTGGCGGTAAAGTAGGAGTTACAGGTTGTTGAATTGGTGGTGCAGTAACCGGTGGAGCTGTCGGTGCTGTATATGGATTAGGTGCTACAGGCGGTGCCGTTGGTGCTGATGCCGGTTGTTGTGCGTAAGGATTAACAGCCGGTGGTGTTGTAGGAGCTGCTTGTCCTTGTGCTGCCTGTTGATTGTTAGCATTCGGGTTTACACCGTTCTTGATATCGATAAACGCTTTAACCCAATCTAACCCGTTCTCTAAACGCTCTGTAGGGACTACTTGTGCGTGTAAATCTTCTAGTTGGTTTTCCCAACCCGGAGCTAAAGGCGGTAATGTTGCTAACGGGTAAACCTCTACTCGGTATGATTGAGTATTAGGTAATGGCTTCGCTACATGGATCATAGCAGGCTTGTTTACATCCATGAATGACATTGCTGGGCCGTTAGGGCCTTGTGGGTTTAACATCGGGTTGCCTAACTTTTCAATAATACCATTATAAGCTGATACCGGAAGATCTAACGTACGTACAACATAGTTGCCTTCTTGGTCACGCTCTTGTAAATAGTGTGTTTCTGTTTGTCCTGTCTTTGGGTTTTGTACTTGCTGCGTGATTACTTTAATAATGTTTACTTTAAAGAAGATACGCGGCTTCACTTGTCCGTATTTGGAAGGGAGCATAAGTTTGTCTGTCCATTCAGCGATAGCTTGCTCTAAGATAGAACCTGGATTTGGTTCAGCGTCTAACATAAAGTTCTGCTTAAGTTCTTTTCCTTTAGTTGTACGAGCCTCTAAAAAGATGTTACGAAACTTGACTGCAAATGGATCTGTATCAATGTTCTTTCCTGGAAGCAGCTGGAAGAATACCTCTGTTGTATTCGTACTGTTGAAGTAAACACCTTTATGTTTCGTTTTCGGATAAATTGTCTTAGGATTATCGTTGTTACCGCCTGTTAGTTGTGATACCTCTGCTTTAGCTTGGTTAATTAAATCTGCGAATGACATAATATATTTTCCTCCTATTGTATGTAACTAATTTTTTTTTGTTTAATTGTTTACTAACTTATGTGTTTACTTGCTTGAAGCTGACAACCAAAGATACAAGAGGGTACCTGTCAGTATTATACTACTTGCATCACTCGCTAATGAATACTTGTTAGGTTCATTAGGATCGAACGCACCTATGATGGAAAGTACGATGGATGCTAAGAATAAGGTAACCGGAATCAAAAACTTTAATTTCTTCATCTTGTCTCCTCCTCTCTTTCACTCTATTAATAGTTTAACATAGAGTGTATGTTAGAGTCAAGCATTTTATACTAACTTTTTTAATTCTTTTATTCGTCTAACATCCTTTAGGGATATTACTTTACTTTTAAATCTCTCTTCTATTAGGTAGTCTAAAACACCCTGACGTGAGCTAAATCCGTATTCCTCTAACTTTTTATCTACTGAATCAGGAAAGCGATCCTTCGAGTACATAATAAACTCACCGTTAAGCCTAACCTGATAACGTTCAAAGTTACCATCTTCGTCGTACATCTTCTCAAATGAGTAACGTAAACCATTCTTCTCCATTTATTTCTCCTCCTTTTTCTTCTTCTCCAAGTCTCGCCAAATGTCAATAACCGAAATTAGTATAGGGGCTAATACCGCAGCAATTATAGAATCTCTATTGTTCGGGAATGTTTGTCCATACACTATCTGTTCGTATATCACCCAGATAATCCCTATAATAGCATAAAGGAATAATGACTTGGCTAGATACTGTAACAGTCCGCCCCTCATCAGTACGGCCCATCTGCAAAGCGACTTGTTCCTGCTCCGTAGCCTTTCTGATCTGATATTTGCTTACCGTAGGATTGTAGCATGTCCTTACGCTGCTCAAATGCCTTTACAATGCGTGTAACGTAACCCACAACCATTGTGTAGTACTGTAGGTTACTCATAATGCCTTCGTAATCCTCGTGCGTCTTACGGTATGTCTCTACAACATCCTTTGTAGCCTTTGTATCCGTGTTCTTATAATACTCTCGAGCTTCCTTATCGATTCTAGCAAGCTCTTGCTCTGCCTTTAACTCAGCAGATTCCTGGAAGTACTTTAGCTTCTCTAGAACAGAAGACCAATATATGTATTTAGCTGGCTGCTCTAACATCTCCTGCATTAAGTTCGCTTCGTTTACGGCTAAAGTATCTCGTAGGTTATAGTTTGCTACTTGCCCGGCTTCATCCTTTAGCTGTAACCACTCAAAGTCGAATGATCCAATGTTAATTTCCAAATGATTGCCCTCCCTTACTTCATGTAGTCTAAAAGCTTTTTCCAATCAAACCCCATTGTTCCATTAGACAGAGCTTCAATATTATTCTCTACATTATCCGGGTGAATACCGTATACTAGTTTACCTTTAACGTAGATAGCAATACCATCTTCTTTAAACGGGTTAGTCTTAGTGTGTGCCACGCGTTTGTAAATATGGCCTTGAGGATCGGTATACACTGTCTCGTCTGCGAAGTTAATCACGCAGTTTTCCATTTTTACTTTATTCAAATCGTGAAAGTTTTCTTCTACTGTCACATCGCAGTGTTCAATACTTAGTTTACCATTAACAGACATCTGGTAACTACTTCCCTCACCTTTAACAAATTCAACTTTCATTTTTCTTCTCCTCCTTTATAATCGAGAGGGCTTGTATCACCCTCTCTGTATTATCTATATTACTATAACCTAGTCTGTAAGTCAACCATAAACTACAAACTTTTTAAACTATTTATCCAATTGCTTGATAAGAAGGTTTACTCGCCTCGATAGCTGCTTTCATTTCCTTCTCTTTAACCTCGTCGATTACTTTAGACTCGCGGTAGTTCTTAACCTTTTTCAAATCAAGCTTGTACTTACAGTAGCCTGCAATAGAGCTGAATGTGTTGATCTCTTCTGCATCATAGTCAGTCATGTCGTTATAGTTCACACCAATCTCAATATCAGCTACAATCGGATAGCGAAGTTTTTCGCCTTTCCAATCAATGAATAACCAATCTACAGGAAGGTTTTCCATTACATGCTTCATTACCTTAGCCATAATGTGTACTTCTTCCTTCGGACAGTCAGCTACGATGGAGTCATGTACAGTTAGGATTAACTTAGAGCGTAGGTTATTCTGTTTGATAAAGCGGTTAATATAGATAACAGAAGTATTCGTTAAGAATGCGCCGGAACCCTGGATCTTCGTATTGACTGACGCACGGAAGGCTCCATTACGTTTAGATTTGTCTTGTGAATACACTTCCTTTAGGTTACGTCTGAAACCCTGTAAGCAGTTTACGTAGCCTTGGTTTTGAACCTCCTCATGTGTACTATCAATATACTCTTTCACGCGAGGCTTATTCCGGAAATATTTGTTAAATACTTCCTCTGCCTCTTCTACTGTCATATCATTCTTAGGGGCGAATGAGAAGGGAGTCTCTCCATAAGCTAGGCCAAAAGTCACGGCCTTTGCCATTGAACGCATATCGTCGGTTACCTCTTCAACTGGTACACCGTATACGAAGGTAGCTGTCTCCTTATGTAGATCCTTCCCATCTAAGAAGGCTTGTGTCATTTCATCATCACTAGCCGCAAGCCCGAGCACTCTTGACTCAAGGCTTGAGAAGTCAGCTTGAATAAGTGCGCCGCCTTCGAAGCTCGTGATAAACATACGTTTAATTGGGTGTTGGTAATCGAAACGCTTCACGTCACCTGTTTTACGAGGCAACTGCTGTAAGTTCCTTTTGTTATCGCAAGGTATTTAAACCTTACTTCTTATAGTTTCCTATAAGAGCAGACTATATCTTAACTATAACTACTACTATACACTACTGGTTAGCTACTTGCTTTGTTTGGTTCGTGGTACTTCCAATGATATCCACCTGTTGAGAACCGTCTACCTTTAACTACACTGCTTAAGTGCGTCTGAGGAGCTCCTGTAATTTCGGCAGCTTCTTTTAATGAGTTAAAAGTTCTTATGTATGTTGATCCATCTTTGGTGTACATGTCTACTTTCTTATGGACTACCTTCTTTAGCGCTTCTCTAGCTTTATGTGTATTGAGTGCTCCCCTATCTTTCATTTCCTGAATGCTCTCTTTATAGGTCATCCATTCTAGGTTAGAAGCTGCGTTATGTAAGCGGTTCGTGTCAATGTGATTTACTACTTTACCCTCTTCGTAACCATCGCAGAAAGCTCGTGCTACTAGACGGTGTACAGTGTCCTTATACCGTTTGTTATTTACTCGCAGATCAATACACTCATACCCGCTGTTGTTTACATAGGTCTTCAATATCTTGTTAGATCTCCTGCTGAAGACTTTACCTAGGTTACTTACCTGATAGAATCCCTCAAAGCCCATTATATCTTTCCAAATTTCTTCTGTCAATTCGATTCACCCTCCTTTGGTTGTGTAGTAGATGTACCCGTAGTAGTTATAGTTCTCGGCGCTCGTGGAAGGGTTATCCGCTAACCTACGTCACCTTCTAGTCGTTGAGCCTTCCCCATACTTATCGGTTATTCAGGGGCTTGGTTGCTGATTGCCCAATCTC